GAAAGACCTGTGCTTTCAATCTTTCGATAAGCTGATCTTGATTCCGCAGATTGATGCGACGCTGTTCAGCTTCTCTTTCTGCCGCATCCGCTGCGCGCTGGGCATCCTTCGCTGCCGCTGCGCCTGCGCCCCTAGCCGCTGCGCCGCCGCCGCCTCCCAATAGTTCAGGCACTCTAGGAGTTTCTAGCGTAGGCGCCTTTGTTTCCACCTGGATTTGACCAGTCTCATATCCAAACCGCTCGATTAAATCGCGGAATCGTTCATCTCGTAGTTGCGTAAATGTAGCAGGGTCAATCTTGCCGCCACCGCGCAAGAGAGCTATTTCTTGCGCTTCTCTGCCAGCTTGCTGAAACAATTGATTTCTTTGTTGTGCGTTGATGCCAAACTGCTGGATCCTGCGGCCTGCGGCCAATGCGTTATTGATTGAATTGACGACACCAATTGCTTGATCAAGAATGGTCTGCAATGCTGGCGATAGCACTTGCCCAAGCGCTTGCGCTGTTCTAGTGATGCCATCTTGCAAAGTGCTAAATTTGCCAGCCAATGTGTCCGACTGAGCAATTGCGCCGTTTGCATATTTACCGCCAGTGTTGGTAAGGTTTTGCAGCGCAACATCTACAGCCTCTGCGCTAAATCTGCCTTTCTCTAATGCCTTTCTAAATTCTTCACCTGTCAGCCCATACATTCTTTGCAGTTCGCTCTGCAGATCGATGCCGCGTTCTTGCAGTTGCAATAGCTCTTCGCCCTGCAACCTGCCCTTGGCTTGGATCTGGCCAAATGCTGTGGCGATACCGCCAAGATCCGCACCTGTCGCGCCAGCAACGTCACCTAATCGGCGCGTAGTGTCAACCAGCTTCTCTGTTTCAACGCCAAACGCACTTAGTCGTTTTGCTGTATCGATTAGCTCAGTGCTAGTAAATGGCGTTACTGCACCAATGTCTTGCAGTTGCTGGACAATTTTCTGAGCTGTTTCAAGGCTGCCCGTTAATACTTTAAGGCTACGGGTTTGCGTTTCAAGTTCAGCAGTGCTGACAATAGTGAACTTAAGTGCCTGCAATGCAGCGGCAGCGGTGATGATCCCGCCTATCGCTTTTCCTAATTTGTTGAATCCGCCAGCAGCTTGGCTTGCGCTATTGCCAGCTTTGCTAAAGCTAGCAGCAGCTCTGGTGCTGCTAGTTGCCGCACCATTAAGCGATCGATCGACTTCTTTACCGCGATCTGCGATCTGCTTCAGCTTCGCCGGTACACCACGCGAATCAAGATTGATTGCGACATTAGCAACGGCGGCCACTGCTCAACACCTATCGATAACAGCAGTCTACCGCCGTCGTTTCATCGCTTTCTCGCGTTCTTCACTTCTGACAGTAAAAAACGCATCCCAAATAAGCAGCTCTTCTGGTGTCACTTCTTGATTCAACCGCGCAAGGCTCATGCCGAGTTCTGCTGCGACGCAAAGCTGCAACATGAGCCAGTTATCACGACGCAGGTCACTCTTTAGTGCTTTTCATGTCTGACTGCTCATCCTCTTGGATCACGCCAAGGATCAGCTTTTGGATGTCATCATCACGCACTTCCTCACGCAGCTCTGCGATCTGGCCAGCCTGAAACAACCGCTGCCCGTTTTCGTCCATGGCTTTGTTGACCAGTAGGTTGAGGCCAAAACCACTGGCGTCATCACCACCTGGCATCTTTTGCGCGCGCTCGCGTTCGGACATCGTGAGCGGCGTTGCATAAAACTCAAACTCAGTGCCGTCGTTCAGCTTTACGACACGCTTGGATGGCGTGAAGTTTGCTGCCTTCTTCAAGCGATCCAATGCGGACAGCTTTGCGGTCATGCTCAAAAAATGTCCTACTCGTTGTTACTTTAGCAACAAAAAAGCCCCAGCAATGCCGGGGCTGCTCTTTCATCAAGCGCTGGTGCTGAAGTCAAAGCTAGGAGCACCGGTCGGACGGAAGGTGATTTCGACCTGCTGAGCATCATCAGGGTTGATGTTCAGGCTGGCGGTCAGCAGCACGGCGTCCATGCTGATGCTGCGGCTCAGGGCTTCGGTATCCTGTTTGTCGGTGTAGAGCTTAAAGGCGCAACCGACTTGGTTCCGCTGAAGCACATCTTCAACCATGCGGTTAGAAAGCGCGGCATCCTCATCGGTCACATAAACCGTAGCGGTGCCGCTGCCATCCGCGAAGCCAGGGATGTAAGCACGGAACGGAGCGTACTGAGTGCCGACTTGACCGATGGTGGTCACGTCGATTTCAGAACGGCTGATCTCAAAGCTCCAGCTTTGCACCTGCCCGACAGCAGCGTAATCGGCATAGGCCACTTGGAATTCGTTAGGAGCATTGGCAGTGCCATCATCGGTAATGGTGATGGTCGAGCCGCCAAGGGAAGCAGACACCTGCAGCACGCCAGTCGAAGCGGTGTAGCTGATGATGTAGTAGGTGGTACCTCCGGTGATACCAGCAGGCAAGGTGCCAGTGCCGGAACCACCAGTTTGAGAATTGACAACGCTGAACACCACAGGATCACCAACCTGAAGATTCAGGTAAGGTTGCACCGTGATTTCATCATCGGCAACAGTGACGTCAGACTCACCGAACGTGCCGGTGGTCCCTGCGGGCTTGTAGTACAGAGCGCCGGACGTACCGGACAGAACGGTGACGGCCATGATAGGGAAAAGAATGAATGGCTAGCTGTAGTCTAAATACGCCTCGAAGGTTATGCTCAGTTGCGTCTGAAAATAGGCTGCCTCTGGTTCTGATGGTGTGATGACGTTTGGCCCTGATGCCGCATCGAAAATAATGCTAGATACAGTTTGACGATCAAATAAATCCTTGATGCGTTCAGTGATGGTGTAATTTGCCGCTGCACCAACACCAACAGGCGTGAAGGTATTGATTGTCAGCAAGCCATTTTGCTTGTTGAAACCAGTGCTAGGACCAATCAGCGTGGCATAGCTATTGCCACCAAACGTCAGTGATACCTGCAGCCATGGCAGGTTGTTTGGTGGTGTGAACGGGACGTTGGGATAAGCAACGGGATAGGAAGGCGCTGATGCCATCTCAGTGGCAATGCGGCCTTCAATAGCAGCGCGGACGTCATTGTAGGTGCTACTCATGATTCCCTTGCGATCTTGTCAGCGGCTTTCTTGATGAAGTCCTGCATATCCTTGGCCACCATGTTAGGGATGTAACCCTTTTGGATCTGATTACCCTTAGATCGCCAGGTGCCATTCCACGATGGCGGCAGGTTGTTGCCTGTTAAAACTGGTTCGACGTATGGCAGGTTGTTGTGGACGCTGTAGACGTTACCAAGCTTTTCTTGCGAGTAGTTTGTGCGATCCGGTGGTGTAATGGCGCCATTGTATTGGCCTTCCGGTTTGAGGCCGCCCGATGCGGAGTTTTCGCCGATCTGCCAGCTTGCACGCAACCTACCGGTATCAACTGGGCTGGCCTCCTTGACACGCCTGTCAGTTTCGAGCACCGCAACACGGAGCAACTTTTCGTACTGCCCTTCAATGTAGTTCCCGATCTGTGATAGCGGAATGTTGCGTGCCATCGCTATGCCCTCAGGATCAATTCGTAGGTGATGGGCTGGTTGTCCTGCTCGATCGTGGCGATGCGGACAACTTGAAAAACCTGTCCTTGAATTACCAATCTATCGGCAGAGGTAGGCGCTGCGGTCACATCAGCCGCTGCGATCGTCAGCCTGCGGTCACCAGCTTGGATCAGGTCATTCACCTCACGGGCGTTGACATCCTCCAACACGCCTTTGATGGTTACATCTGATGTGGTTTCCGATGCGGTGCCGGTCGTTGGGTTATAGACGCCAGGCGTTACTGTACGCAACGTGACATCACCGCCAAACTTGCTCATCAGCTTGGTAGCGGTCTTCCGTAGCGATCCAGCAAGTGCCATTAGATTCGATATGCGATACACGCTCCATTCTGGAGCTGAATGCTAGTAAAGTAACCCGTCAAATGTGCGCCTTGATCAACGCTTGCACCCGCAAAACTATTATCAATCACATTCGTGCTGACAATTGCGGTGATCGTGCTGCTTTCATAAAAGTCAATATGCATAAACTTGCCAGTATGCGCTGCCGTGTCGTTAATCACTTCGGCACCTACCGACCAATCAACTGCACTTGTGCCGCCGTGTGACTTAGCCATGATCAGATCTTGTATGCGACAACAGCGCCGCCACTATTCAAAGTAAAGGCAGTGAACACGCCTTGAATTTCAAACCCAGCAGGCAAGCCTTCACCGACAAGACTGTTGCCAGTCCAGTTTTCAGCTGTAATGGCGCTAAAGCTCGTATTGTTTTTTAACACAGCAATGCGATTCCAGCGGCCAGTGCGGGCCGTTGTGTTATTCACAAAATCTGCACCAATACTGTAAGCCGGATCAATTGCACTGCTGTTATGTGCCATGATCAGAGCCTATAAGCGATGACAGAGCCGCTGGTCAGCGTCACACTAGTGATCACGCCGCAAATCTCACAGTCAGCCTTGAGAACAACAGCAGTCAAGGCATTGCCGGTGATGTCTTCAGCGACCAGCGTGGCCACCACAGAATCCTCAAGCGCAACAACTTTGCCAAACCTGCCGGTATGGGCTGCAGTGTCGCTGATATATTCAGCGCCAGGATACTTGTAACCCATGATCAGCTCCGTTTGACAGCGATGTTGCCTGGTCCACTAATTCTAAGGCCAATCAGATAACGCTCAACCATTGGTGGGATACGATCTGCCCCAACTGCGCCAAACTGATTAGGCGTAACATCAAGACTGCCGATCTTGACATTCTTGTAATCGTCAAGACCACTTAGACCAAGGCCATCCTTGTTGTTGTTCAAGTAAACAGCAAGCACAGCCTGTGCCTTTTTTACTTGATCTGGGATTTCGGTGTCGGTGAAATAATCTGTGGTGATCCTGAACGGAAAACCAACCGCATAAGTGTTGATGTAGGTATCAGGCTTGCGAACACCAGTGCGCGGCCACTGCAATGCCTGCGTGTCAGTTGCTCTCGCGCCAAGATACCGCTCACGATCAAGTCGCTGCGTTGCGGTGTAAAGCGCACGATTTTTTTGATCTGTTGTTGCACTTGCCCATGCAGCAACATCATCATCTTCAACCAAGCCGTCAATAATGTCTTGGGCGTCACTCAAGGTCAAATAAGTGTTGGCAGAAGCTCCGCCAACGGTCGCATCAAGAGTGATCGCCATCAACCTGCTCCAACTTGGGCTTTACTGTCCGACGCCTACGTTGTTTCGGCTTCGGTTCTTCACTAAGTTTAGGCTCAGCAATAGAAAGAGAGGCCGCCTCGTTAGAGACAGCCTCACGTTCACGCATTCGCCGGAAAGCGAATAACCCCATAATCAGGAGCTAGCGCCTTTCAGTGCCACATAGTTCA